GGCTGCAAATCGATGATACTTATTCAGACAGAGATAGAACCTCAGACGGCTGGATTGGCGACACACGTCATCAAGCAGGTGTGTCTGATCACAATCCTGATGCAATGGGTATCGTACGAGCGATTGATATTGACAGGGATTTATTTGGCAAAGCCAAACCAGACCTCATGCCTAACCTTGCAGATCAGATACGACTCTGTGCTCGAGCTGGCGATAAGAGAATCTCTTATGTCATCTTTGACGGAAAAATCGCATCGAGTAAGAAGGCTTGGGTTTGGCGTCCTTATGATGGGATTAATAAGCACAATCATCATTGCCATATCTCATTTACTCAAGCAGGCGACAACGATTCTTCGTTCTTTAATATCCCAATGTTAGGTGGCAAATAATGGCAAGTACATATAACTCAACTATCGACCAAGGTTCTGATTGGTACTTGACCCTTATCTATAAGGATTCATCAGGCACAGCCATTAACCTAACTGGATATACGGCTGCTATGCAGTTGCGTGTAAACCCTAACAGCGCAACGGCTGACCTCACGTTATCTACAGGATCAGGTATTACCATTACTGGTTCTACTGGCACTATCGTCGTTCATGCTACTGCCACACAAACTGCTGCTTTGGTTGCTAAAAATTATGTCTATGACCTTGAAATTAAATCTTCTGGCAATATCGTTACTCGCCTTATCCAAGGCACTCTCAATGTAAGTGCAGAGGTAACTCGTGTCTGAGATAGTAATTATCCAACCTGACGAAAACAATGTAGTTGTAGAACAGGTTACTCAACTTGTTCAAACTGCTGCTAATAGCCTTCCCGGCCCTCAAGGGCCACAAGGGTCACAAGGCGCAACAGGAGCAACAGGAGCAACAGGAGCGACAGGTGCTAAAGGTGACACGGGCGCAACTGGTGCTACTGGGTCTGCTGCCACTATTGCGGTTGGAACAACATCTACTGGTGCAGCTGGTACTTCTGCTTCTGTAAACAATTCTGGTACTTCTTCTGCCGCTGTATTTAACTTCACTATCCCACAAGGTGCTAAAGGTGATACAGGTAATTCTGGTACTAACGGCACAAACGGAACTGCCGCTACTATCGCGGTCGGTAGCACAACTACAGGCGCGGCGGGAACATCAGCGTCCGTAACTAATTCTGGTACTTCATCAGCTGCAACTTTTAACTTTACTATTCCTAGAGGAGACACAGGAGCAACTGGTAGTACAGGTTCAACTGGGGCAACCGGATCATCAGGAGTCATAGAGGTAACTGCCCCTATTACTAACTCTGGAACATCTACTTCTGCAACAATCGGCATAGATCAAGCATCTTTAACTATTGCTGAATCTCAGGTAACTAACCTAGTCACAGACTTAGCAGCTAAAGTCCCTACATCTTGCACGATTTCAACTACTGCGCCTCTTACTGGTGGTGGAGATTTATCGGCTAACAGAACTTTGGCAGTCTCGGCTGGATCTACTTCGGCAGCGGGTGTTCTACAACTCACAGATTCAACATCATCGACTTCTACATCAACTGCGGCTACTCCTGCTGCGGTAAAGACTGCTTATGATAACGCAATTACAAAAATGCCTACTCTTAGATCATATTCAGGTCTTTATGTAAGATCACCAATTAGCGGAATGTTCAAATCAATTGTGGCTCATCAAACTACTTATTATCAACCAATTCATATTTCTAAAACAACCACATTTGATAGAATTGCTTTGCATACTCAAGCAGATTTTGTAGGTTCTACAACTGTCCGAATGGGTATTTATAATGATTCTGATGGACTTCCTACAACTGTTTTATTAGATGCAGGCACAGTATCTCCAAGTGTAGTAAACACTAATTATCAAATTACTATAAGTCAATCTTTAAGCCCAGGCTTATATTGGCTAGCTTTTTGCCAACAAGGAACAGCTGCAACAATAGGTAGTTATTTTGGAGCTGCTGCAGCATCATCTTTGTCAAATGTAATGTTATTTCAAACAACAAGCACTTTTGGCGGAAATCTAGTTCAAGGATTTTCACAATCTTCTGTAACAGGAGCATTTGCTACCGCTGGCACTTTAGCAAATAATACTTCTACACCTTATGTCTGGTTAAGGGCGGCGTAATGCATAAATCAATTACTTACGGCATTGGTGGCTATGACGAATCTAAGCCTAATAACAACATTGTAGAAGAAATCGATATCCCAGATCAGGAGACAGAATGAAAAACCCAATCGTACTAAGCATCGGAGCATTCCTAGCAGTCTGGGGTACTACCTCAAACTTCTCGCTAGATTACCGCTCAATCCTTGGCTCAATCGTCGCTGGCGTATTTGGTTACGCAACTCCGAAAAGGTGAGCGCGGGTGATTTTGCTGCTTGGGCTGTGGCTGTTGTCAGCATTCTTGGTGGTATGGCTACATATACACAATTCATGATTAAGCATTACCTCAGCGAACTCAAGCCCAATGGCGGCGGCTCAATCAAAGACCAAGTTAATCGATTAGAAGCGCGTGTCGATACCATTATCGAGATGTTAGGTAAGTAACACTTATCCCATGGCTAAGAAAAGGGTCATTGACCTAGACACTTACAACGCTTTAGATTCGTGGGCTATTACATTGAATGAAATGTATAAAGCGTTGCGCCGTAGCGGTTTTGCTGTAGATATTGCTCTTGCAATTATTGTAGATCGCGATGCTTATCCCGATTGGATTTTGCCTTCACTTCCCAATCGAATAGACAATATCCCCTACGATGACGAGGACGAAGATTAAGCGAATTGTGATTCTCTCAGACCTGCAAGTGCCTTTCGAGGACGTGCATGTCGTGAATAACATTGCCAAGTTCCTACAGAAGTTTAAGCCAGACCAGACAGTCACGATTGGTGACGAGATTGACTTTCAGACTATATCCAAGTGGTCAGAAGGTACGCCGCAAGCCTATGAGCAGACTCTAGGCGATGACCGAGACAGGTGTGTTGACCTTCTCTGGGAACTAGGCGTCACAGATTGCATACGATCCAACCATACAGACCGCATCTACAACATAATCATGAAAAAGATTCCTAGCTTCTTATCCTTGCCAGAACTTAGGTTTGAGAAGTTTATGAAATTCGATGAACTAGGCATAACCTTCCATAAGACTCCCATGAACATAGCGCCTAACTGGATTGCAGTCCACGGCGACCATACGCCCATCAAGCAGCTAGGCGGGCTCTCAGCCCTCGAGGCGGCTCGTAGGCACGGCAAGAACGTCATCTCAGGACATACTCACAGAGCAGGGCGTAGCGCCTTCACAGAAGCCTCTGGAGGGCGTTTAGGGCGTGTTCTACACGGTGTTGAGGTAGGCAACCTCATGGACTTCAAACAGGCTTCATACACCAAGGGAACGGCTAATTGGCAGCAAGCGTTTGCCATCATGTATGTGCATGGATCAACCGTACAAGTTGACATTATTAACATAGAAAAGAACGGTACGTTCATCGTGCAAGGCAAGGTTTATGGAAGGGTTCGCTAGACCTGATTTCGGTGACGAGACTGTGGACGAAATCGTTATCATTTCGTTATACAAGTTTGGCTTCTGTCGCCTCCGTCTGATGTAATACTTCTGCCGTACACGAAATACGGCGTACAGAAGGGCTCACATGAATATAGATCACGCACTACTACTCATGGCAATCACGGCTGGATTCTTCGGCTTCTTGATTGGCTACTCAAAAGGACACGAACACGGCAAGATTGCTGGTCGTATCGCTTACCGCAAGTCACAGCGCACACTCGAGCAGGTGGGTCGATGAATGCTAGAGACTATCTCAACGAAGCGAGAGCTACTATCCAAGACCGAGGACTTGATTACGGTCACCCTAGCGACAATATGCAGCGCACAGCCGCACTCTGGAGCTCATACCTCGAAATGCCAGTTACGGATTATCAGGTGGCGATGTGTATGGCATTGGTCAAAATCGCAAGAAGCATGGAGACTGCAAAGTCAGACACTTACGTCGACCTTGTCGCGTACGCTGCAATAAGCGGTCAACT